TAACAAATAGGCTCTTCCATTGATTGGTAACCGTGCCTAAGCTGTAGACTGCATTAGCACTGGGGATTATATTACCATCGAATGCTGTTAGGTATACTTTAACATTTGCATTAGCATAACTGCTGGCTCCGCTAGCACCTTGTATGACATTACCGCCAGGTGTCGTACCATCGTGTATGCGTATGGTCTTGGCTTCAGTATCAACAGTTATCTCACCAGGCAGGCCCGTGTAACGATTGTTCTGTATGGTGTTACCACGCAGGGTTAAGACCTTGGTAACCTGTATGTTTGCGTAGCTTATAGCCATTATGGTAAAATTCCTGGATCAATGACAGTTTCTGTGACATTGGTAATAGGCACAGTAGTAGAGTAGTAAGCAGGTAGGACTTCAAGATCTAAAGGAACATTAAAGTTATCGTCCATATACAAAGGTGCTTCCGAATTGTCTGCGGATTTGATCAGTCTGGTAGTTAGTTTGTAAAATCTCTGATCCAAGCTGTTCACTATGTTAGCTGTAAATAAAACTGTCGTGGTTCCTGCTACTAAATTGCTGTATTGTGCCTGTCCGTTGGCTGTAAAGCTATAGGCTGTGACTTCATTTACGGGATCTTGTATGTCTATGCGCACACTGTAGCCCACCAGATTAGCGGGTTTCTGATCCTGATTTTTAACGATTAACTGCATAGGATTATCTATGCCTTGATAAACTTTTATTGGGCGTGCATACACGGGTCTGTTCCTCGGTTTAAGTGTGGGATTGGAAAAGTCCAAAACTTCTATAGTGGCTTTTTGAAGATATAAATAACTTGTGATTGTTGGCACTTTTCGTCTCGATCTCTTTAGTATATTTATCGCGGTTCCTATGGAAGATAGTTACAAGAAACTCTTAGATCAATACCCATTTATCAGCTACATTACCTACGGCGGTAACGACTATATTGGCATCATACAGAATTCAGACGAAGTTATAACCACTATCTATGACTATGCAGCTCTGCGCACTTTAGAACAAAAAACACAGTTCTTAGCCTTGGCTGAGCAATGGTGGTGGGAAAGCAATAGGCTGGTGCCCATCAATGTATTCCTAAAGCAGGATTGGGTAGAATTTAGGATCTGTTTGAAAACATTTAACAGCAAGGATGTAGCAATACAACACGGACCTTACGTTAGTCTTAAAGAAATAGCACAGAAAAGATCTAAGCGTCGTTCGATAACGCTTGTTCGCAAAGTAGGTTAAGATTTACCGCAACCAATTGAGCATACGCCACCGCGTGTGACTTTTTAAACGCATATTCGCCCTCAACTTTATCCCAAATAGTAGCACTAACTTCTTTCCAAGTTCGACCTATTAGGTGTCGCTTCGCGGGACGAATAATTGCTAAGAACATGGCCAAGCGAGGAATAGTATCCACGGGCTCAGGCATCTTTAACAAGGTATCATAGTGATTGTTAACATGGATCAACTGACCGCATATTGCAGGATCATATAATTTAGCCCAGTCTGGCTCACGCATTAACTCAATTAAATGTGCTTCATCTCGCACCTGTTTATACACATGCACATTCAAAAGGTCCAGTTTCATATAACCGCGATCTTCTGCTGCTTCATAATCTAAGCCAGATGATCCAGCTACAGGATCTACTGGAATATCTGTTGCGTATACACCTGTATTGTGTCGAGTTAGTTTTCCATCTCGAATAATGCTGGCGGGAATGACATCCAATAAGCGCAGTGCTTGTTCGCGATCTGCAAAATCTATGTCAATATCACTCTTAAACTTCACATCATCTCCGGGGGTATGAAATTTGGCGGCGGCGTATTAGGGGCTATGCCTATGCTTTCTTGTTGTGGCATGCTTAACATTTCAATCCTATCCAATTGCTTGCGTATTTCCAGCAGGTCATGATTGATCAGTGTCACATCTGCCCTTACCATCATGAGATCTGCCCTGATTTCATCAAACAACACTCGCAATTCATCAGCGATCATAGGCCCGCCTCCCGTAATATGCTCTTTACCCATTCTGTATCTGCCACATAATCTTGGAATTTCCTTTGCCAATAATCTGGATCTATCCAAGGAAGTATTATTCCAATCTGTTCTTCATTTAGTTGATCAAGGAAATCAACACCGCTGGCACAGTTATAGACAATCCAAGGACTAACCCTGCCATTAGCGATATGATGGCAAATGCGATTAGCATTACCAAACCTAAAGTAATCACTAAATCCGTTTTTAAATTCTCCCAATTCATCTGCATAGTCCTGCATCTCCTTTAGGGCACGTTCAAGTGCATCTTGAACTGCTTCTTTACGCATATAACCTTTAAGATATTCTAAATATACTTTTTCATGCGTCCAATGATCTAATTTTTTGTTTTCCTTGATCACATAGTCTATAAACATGCGAGGATTAACAGCACGTATACCTACCATATGACGACCAAATTTTACAAATGCACGATAGTAAGGACTCTTGACAAAATCCTCATATGATTTCATCTTAGCCGATCCCTGTGTGAGTTCATAAAAGCGTAGGTATGCCTGGAGTCCAAATTGGACTCCTGTTTCTTTTTCCTGTTGCCAGCGACGTTTTTCTTCGCAGAGATGCGCCGCAAGAGTTGATTCCTTGCGGAACTCTTTGTCACAATATCTGCACTTATAGCTCGGCTTTAATTGACTTGTCATCAAATCCGAGGTTTCGTGCCATGTCTGCAATATCTCGTTTATCATTGATTTTCGCTAATAGATCTATTTCATCTGCTTTCATTGCGGGATACAATTTAGCCAAGAACTTTTGGCTCTTGTTATCACCTTCTTTCTTTTTGGCATTTAGCCAATAATGGAATTGCCCTCCCATGCCTGGACTTACTGTAGTGCAGGTCAACCATTGTAGTTTGGTATGCTTGTTAATATCAAAAAAGTTTTTATTCACACGCTCATTGGTAGCCATCAGATAATAGGCCTGCATATCTGCACTGCCACTAACATTGGCTCCATATTTTAGCATGAGATACGTGCTGAATTTTTTACGATCTTCGTCAGTAAAGTTATCATAATAATCGCGATCCTTGCGATCAAATGCCGCCATTTCATACTTGATTTCTAAACTGCTACTCACTTCTTGCTCCACCCTTTGCTGAGATAGTTAAGTATCCGTTCTATACTTGACTGCATGGTTTGATATTTGCTCTGTAGGCTTTCAATTTGATCTTGTTGTCGTTCTACTAAGCGCAATAGTCTATCTACGGCCGCTGTCTGTTCACGTAATTTTTTATCTTGGCTAAGCAAATTTGGTCGAGGTGGTGCATTCGGGTCTACCGCTCGTTTCTTTTTCTGCTTGAATTGATTTGGGTTAAATGCCATCTTTATAGTCCTCTGAGAGCTTATATATAATTATACATTTTTCTACAGCTTCTGTCAATGCTGGATTCAAATTCCTTTTTGGATATATTTCATTCCACATGCGTTGATTAATCCGTTCTTTAGCGTTCAGATTCTGACCAATCATTACTCGTTCACTGTCGGGCGCACCAGCTTCTCGAGCGTAGATTGTATCTCCCCCGTCTGGGCTTTCGTATACGTAAGTTGCGCCCGGTTTTAACTTACCCATTTACCAATGCCTGATGACACCTGCTATGATAAACAGGTTAGTGACAATATAAAATAGGACTATCAAAGTTCGTATCAAGGCAATACGATCTGCTTCGTCGTCTGTGCGGCCTTCTTTTTGTCCCAGGGCTTTAGCCCAAATACGCCAAATTTTATTCTTTACCATATCTTTCCGTAGTCTACGACTTCGCTTTGTCGTGATATATCTTTAACAAAATAAGCACATAGTGGATGCTGACCTTCTGTAATAGGCACTGCTAACATCTGACCTGGACGCAGTTTTGGAAAATACCATTTGACGTCTTGGTAGATATCTACGATCTCAATTGGATGGAATTCTGGTTTAAAGCTGTCCAACGGATTAAAGGTAAACACACTAAACCCACGATCATTAATCGATGTTAACGGTATAACTTCTAAGTCACCGAAATCAGGTTCGCCGATCAACACCTGCCAGTCTACAGGCATCTTAACTAAGTTGCCGCCGATATTTAATACCAATGCTGGACTATTAAATGATTCTAAAAATATCAATGGAATAAAGAAGTAGTCGGGATTCTTTGGATCGCTGTTGTCTAATATAGCGAAACGCAGATCCTCAACTTCATCCGGAATCTCATTCATTTCATAGGCTTGGTTTTCTAATGTTAGTATATACATATCTTATTGCCAATCTGCCTTTTCAACGACAAATGGGTAGTTCGCCTCCTTGTAAAATTGCTTTCTTTTTGTTAAGTGCCGTTTGGCAAACTTACATGTTGATGTTATGTCCCAGATTTGGACGAAATCTTTGTCCTCAGCTTTTCTAATGCCTCGCCCAATTGACTGAATAACTCGAACAAATGATTTACCAGGCTCAACGAGAACAAGATTAAAAATACGAGGAATGTTAATGCCAACAGCGGCAACACCATAAGTAGCGACAATAACTTTGTCATCCATTGTCGCAACGTCGTCATATTGTTCTTTTCTATCATCTGCTTTGGTTCCTCCTGAAACGAATACTGAATCTTTGATACGGTCTACCAGGGCTTTTCCTGGTGCCAGTCGATCAACTAATACCAAGGTATTACCTGTTTTACGAATCGTTTCTACCAGCTGTGCGATATAGTCTAAACGTCCGTCTGTTTCTAGCAAGTATCTGAGCTCGCTTTGATAATCTCGATATTCTACATGGTCAACAAGTTGTAGAACATTTACATGACAGTTTGCTAATACACCCTGCTCTTGTAATTCACTGGCACTTAGACGGCCAATAACGTCTCCTATTGAACACTTTAGGCTCATAAATTCGTAATCTTCTTTAGGTATTGTGCCAGTTAATCCCCAGCGAATAGGTATATGTGCCATTACCCCAGTTAGCAGTGTTTTAAGCGCATCTGCTTTGGCCATATGCACTTCATCAACCATAACGCAGACCACGTCCTGTAAAAACTCACCAATGGTAATGTCTACTTCGTGATTACGACTACCTTTTAATAGAATGTTTAGACTTTGCCAAGTGCAGATAGTATGTGTGCGACCAAACTCTTTACGATCTCCAAAGTAAACTCCAACGTCCAATCCCATGTTGATATAGTCTGCTTCTGTTTGTGTTACTAATGATTTGTTTGGAACGATAACGATAGTGCGCCCATGTGGCTCACAGCTATAACTTAGTGCAGCCGTGATCAAGGTTTTACCTGCGCCTGTAGCAACTTCTTGTAGGCATTGTGGATTGGCTAAGAACTTGTTGATAATTTCAATTTGATAGTCACGTAGAACAATTGGCTGTCCTGCCATTGGGTGTTTAGCAGGCCAGTTAATGTGACTGAATGTATTTTCGTTTACCTGCGCAAACTCATACTGTGTTTTATATTCACGGAAGTCTTCTACTTCTATGCTGTAACCTTGACCATCTAAGTAGGTAATGATCTCAGGTAGTAAGTTGATATAAGTGCTACCACCTAGTTGGAAGAAAGCTACCTTACCGTCCCATCGACCCAACCGAACTGCTGGTAGGTAACGAGCGCCTGGGATTTCATATTTGAACTTATTGCTAAGTTCTTTGCGTTCATGCAAATCAAGGCCTTCTATCTTTACATTAACTTCATCTTTGATCAGTAATCTGGCTACAGCCATTAGTTTTTATTCCTTAGTTTTGAATCTGTGAGATATATTATGCGCTCTGCTTTGTTGGTCCAGCTCATCTTACGCCCACCAAACATCATTTCAAATGTTGACACTAACAAGGGCACAGGAAAATCCCAACTTGCAGGAATCTTCTGAGCATATACTACTTTAACACCATATGGGTCATAATCGCTAGTCTTAGTCTTACCATTCCGGTCGAATCTCACGATGTCTTTTTCTGCAAATCTCGACAGATCCATATCTATCAATGTAGGATTGTAAATGCAAATAGGATACCTATTTGTTTCTTCAGCATAGTCGAAGATCTTATTAATGTTTTCTTCCGTTGGGTCCATATTATGCGAATGGAACATGCTTAATATAGCAGTGTTAGTAGATAATCTTGGATCCATAAACACTTCGTTGCTACGTGTATAGCCTAAGATACCGCAGTGATCTACTAACTTAGTTATATTATCTAATCCAAACCCACCTAAATGTTTATTTACGTAGTCTATCAGACTGTCTGGTGCATTGGTAATTTCATATCTATCAGCACGTTGGACTAATTCTATTTCAAAAGGTTGCTGTTCACAAGCAATAATTTTGTCAAATAGTTCTTGCACATCAGCGGTGATCTCAAATTGATTAGCTGTGCCCCAAGTCACTATCCAATTAACATTGTATTCTGTTAAGCCTAAGGTCCATAATTTAGAGGTATGATTATACCCTGCTGACCCTTGGCTGGATTCCCTAAATTCTTGTATCTGCTTGATCATAGTCTGATCGTAAGGGAATTTAACCTTGATCTGAGAATCTTCTAACCATATGGCTTTGGTCCTGTCAATCTGGCGCGGCGGTATGCGGAACTGGGGATTTTCGATAGGTGTAACATCTACCCCTTGCTTGGCAAATTGCCTGCGGTATTTAAGTATTAACTTGCAGGCTAACTCACTTTGCTTATCGGTTAGGGCCGTGCCGAACATGGTGTTATTAGCCATGCTGTTGACTATCTGTATGTCATAGCGAGCCAGGCTAATGCGATTAGTATTCTGCGGCTGTAGCAAAGCCGATAAACTGACTTCATATCCAGCTAAGTATTCAAGATAGTCTTCGACGTGTGGAAAGGTTAACATACTATTATTATACCATTGTTAAAACTGATTGTCAACTGAAAAAGAAGCCCAAATATTTCTATCTGGGCTTTGAGGCTATCACACTAGGAGCTAGACAATAGAAAGTGTGATAGAAATTGTTACAAGTATATATCTGGATTATTAAACCCTGGTATTAGTTTTGATAAAGTTGCTGAGCGTGATCCATGCCGCATGAGCACGACCTGCACAGTAACCAAATACAGCACCTAAAAACCACATCAGGGCGAATGCCTCGCCTGTGGTAAGTGGGCTACCTAAACGAAAATATTCTTGCCATTCCATATTAGTTAAACACCTTATCAGCGATGTCTACAAACATCCAACCTACTGCGAAACAACCAACTAATTGTTGGATAGTTGCAGGCAATAGTGAATACAATAGTGCTAATACTAAAAATAACCCAATTTTCTTAGTCCATATATTTTGATACCACATACATTACTCCTTGTAAAAATTACGACCTGTCTTACAGTCGTCTTTGCCGCTTGCTAATAATAGCATGGTGAATAGGAACCACCACCCACTCCAACCTTGCCACCCTACCAGGTAAGCAGTTCCCACCAGTAGGATTAAATTATACATCATTGCCATTGCTAATCTCATCTTAGGACCTCACTTGGTGTTTGTAGTGTGCGCCATACTTCAGCCTTTAATTCTGCTTGCATTTCTCGCAGTTGCTTATAACCGCGCCAAGCAAACCAACCATTGAATACAAAAAAGAATACGCTTGCCAACATCAACCAGTATTCGTGTTTGATGTAATGTCCGTAGGTAAACCAAATCTGTAGCAAACTGACTATTGCGTTCAGTGCGATTATCACATACTGCCAGCGTATATATTTCTCACGCCACATCACGTTCTCCCCATTTTAATAAGGCCATAGTTATCAACTGTTCTGCTTGTGTTTTATTACTAAACTTCCAACTAAGTGTCAGCTTCATACCGCGGTTACGAGCAGGATCAAAATGATCGCGCCACTCTTCGTGTAAGTCTATGAGCCTTTGTCTGGTGACCTGTCCACTGATCCAACCCGAGTATTGATAAGCATCTGCTATCACACTGTAGTGTCTACGCCCAGTCTTAGGGTTGGTTTTCTTAACCAACTTTAACCAACCGTAGACCTTAGTTGTAGTCCTATGACGCATTAAGCTGTCTTAAAGCAAGTTGTTTTAGCCATAGCCTGCCAGTTTAATGGAAAGCTCTTATACAACTGTGCAATCTTGATAGCCATACGCAAGCTCATCTCACGCACACGATTCTGATTAGCGTCTAAGAAGTCGATAATCTCATCTTGCCCAACGTCACTGATATCCATTTCTTGGAATAGTGCACCTGATTTAGCAATCTGACGGATACGTAGGATTTTATCACGCATTGTATCTAATGTCAAATCTAAATAATGACAACGTGAGTGCAAGGCCTCTAAGTGATCTTTTAAGCGTTGAGACTTAACTTGATCGAACTTCAAGTTAGTGATAAAGATCACAGCACCCTTAAAACAAAAACTGTTAGGAATACCTTCATCTTTAAGCACACGTGATTCTAACAACCAATTGATCTTACGTGACTTACCTGAGTCTAATGCACCTTTAAGCAAGTTTAGTGCTACGTCATCAAACAATACCGCATCACAGTCGTCTAAGACTAACACTGAATTTTCATCACTGTATTCAAATAGTTTTTTATACAAGCCAATAGCTGACGCACTACCTTTAACAACTTCTTGTTTAGGTTTCTTTGTTGCTACCTGCTGGAATAGGCTGGCTTTTTCAATCTGTTCTTCTACGATGTATGACTTACCCACCCCTGGAGGGCCTGATACGATAAGTGCTCGGATGTCACCATTCAAGCAAGCCTTGGTCATGCTTTCTAAGATTTCAAAACGTTCACCAATTTCTTTAATACGTTCTTCATCAGACTGACCTGCATGAACGTCTGGTGTAGCAGATGGAATAGTGCCTGTGTATTCTGTAGCATCTACAAATTCATACTCTTGAGGTGTTGCGATGCTTACACGTATTTTGTCTTTACCAAAACGGCCAGTGCCGTCTACGGTGATAAAGCCACCTTTACTACCTAACTGATATTGTTTTACTAATGGAAATACTTCATTTTGAATAGCCTGATTGCGGTAGCTACCGTTTTTGATTTTTACAAAACCTGTCATAATTGCTCCTTAAAAGTTAGTGTGAAGCCTATTAGCTTTCTTATTTTTATAATAGCATTATAGCACAAAATCCAGCTGTTGTCAACCGGATTTTGGGCTATGTAAGTCATTGATTTATTATACGAAATCGTAAGCGTATTCGCCCGTATCACCAATAGGGCTAATTTGGACTTTACCTAAGCCTAACGATTTGCTTAGTGCATGGAACACTGAACGGGCTTGATCTTCCGTAATTGTGGCCACAAACAAGGTGCCGTTGTAGAACTCTGTAGTAACCTTTTGGTTAGTAAGGGTTACTTTTACCAACTGTTTTACACAAGTTTCAAACATATTGTCCGCTCCTTTATTGTCTAATTAAGTATAATTATACACTAATTTTACCAAACTGTCAACCAAAATTTAGTCAGCACGTGAACCCATATAAGCACGGAAACCATGCTTACTTAGGACTTCTGCATAGGCACGAGCACCAGCTTCTAAAACGTCCATGCTTTGGCCATGATAATTACCCACTTTCCATAGATTCAAGCACTTACGCTTCCAGCTGTTTTTAAACCCAATTTCTTTAAGAAGTTTAGCTTGTTTTGAGTTAGTGCGTTCTACATATACATCAACCCAGGCAAAACCACAGTAGGCCATTTCACCGTGTTTTTGTAGAAAGTCTGCTTGAGCTAAATTTGCGGCTACTTCTGCTTCGTTTTTGATTGCTAAAATGTCCATTTGTCTTGCTCCTTTATTAAGTTTACAAGTGCAATTATAGACTCTTTTGGTTAAGTTGTCAACCAAAATTTTAGCTTAGTAGGTGTTTTTTGAACCACTCTTTTGGATGGGGATTTTCTAGGCCAAACTCGATATTATAGCATTTCATAGGTACATGGGTAGCGACTATAAATGCAGTGTCACGGGCTTGATAGTTTAGTTGTTTATCGTAATTTGGACTATGGGTAACTAGGCCTAAACGATTCTGCCAGAATAGGGGAATATCTTCTTCTACCCAACGGTAATCTGTGCCGGTAGGTTTACTATTATATAACCATTCCGCAGCTGGGTTGAAGTTAGTCCAGCTATCATCACGCTCATAGAATCCAATAGCGATCTTGATATCATTCTCAAAGAAGCCTGGTGGGATATATAGTGGTGGAACGATATTTTCCAAGGTCTGAGCCATATTGTCATTCACATGACTGTAACCTTCATAGTGACGGACTATTTCTTTAGTTGGTGCATAGACTGGTCCAGGACATACGTATCCGTGATGTGCGCCAAGATAGTCAACCTTGAACATCAGGGCATCGCCATAATCACGTTCCCAATACTGTTTCAAGCGACCAGCTTTGAGCATCATGATGCCATCATAGGTTTCCCAGTCATAACGAATAAAGTCACCATCAGCAGTCAACTCACCATTATAGTGTTTGCTCATACGCATCTGTTCTGGCCAATGGCTGTAATATACGACAGCATTAGGACTAGGATCTAAAGTCAGATGGTTAATGGCACTTTCTACTATATCAAGATTAGTGTCGATAAAGATATGATCATCATTACAGGCTAACCATACGATCTCATCAGGATCATCTAAGTATTGGTCACACACCTGACGCCAATCACGACCAAAGTCACAGCGTTTCCATATGACGATTAGTTTGTCCGCAGGATATAAAGAGCGTAGATAGTCGTCTAGTTCAGCTTGTCTATGAGCCAGCTCGGGAGCCAACGTAATGCAAAATATAAACTGGCTGACCAGTGGCTCTAGCACAGCAGTGCTGGCTAGGCAGTAGCGGAACACATCGAAGCGTTCCGGATTAGGCATCCATCCGGCTCTGCGGTATGGATAGCCCATGCGGACATCGGTAATCTTAACGTTGAATAATACTTTCATTAGAACTGTAGGTTGGTGGTATATTGATTAAACACATACCATAGGGCAGTTTGTATTTCTTCTTCCCAATTGGTGTGCTGACTAAGTGCAGATAATATCGCACGGTATTCTGGTGTATTGAAACAGTAGTGACCTGCTACGATGACTTTCTGTTCATCTTGATCACTGTCTGTCCATTTACGCCAACGACCGCTGGCTAATACTACTCGACTAAAGTTATTCCATAATGCGTCACCTGCACGCTGTAGGCAAAGTTCTTTTAGTAGTTTAGTCTGTATGACACCAAGCTGTGGAGCGATGTTCATAGCATGCACACCTGCCGCACGACGTAGACGTATTTGATCAGCTGACAAATAATCAGCATTATGTTCTTTTAGTTTAACACCGTTGTCATTAGCGACTTTAACTAAATCTCTGACAGTGTCAATTTCAAATGTACCTGCTTGATGATCTTCATGGCATAGGCTACCTGTTTGTGCTACAACAAATTCTAAGTTAGGCATGTTCTTAGCAAATGCTACATCTTCACGATACTTGATAGCACCCGCGGCTACACCTACATTTTCTTCTGTGCCAAATTCAAAACGGATGTTGGGGTTCAGATCTATACAGAACTTAAACAATTCTTCTGCGATGCCATAGGTATCATCAACACGGCTGGTATCAATGTGTATTAGATCAAAGCCTTGTTCAATATCGTAGGCAATGGTTTTCTTAGTTGCTTCTACTGCGTCTTTAAGACTAAGACCTTTTTCCGTGTCAAGGAAGTAAGGACCGCAATGGTCACGACACATCCAAATGTAATCAGTTGGTAATGTGTCTAATAACTTACGCAGTTCTGGTGTGGTCATTACATAACCTGATTCTGCATCTACTTGATTACGGCTTGCGATAATCATTAGTGGACGTTTTGTATCATGTGTGTATGTGCAAATCGCTTTAATTGCTTCCGGACTCATTGGTCCAAATCCTAATCTAAAATCCATGTTCTATTCCCATTTTATCCATAATATACACGCAGGCGTCCATTACAGCACCTTTACCACCTTCGCGTGGTGTTACATACGAGGCCTTGCTAATCGCAGTTCTCCATGCTTGTGCTGGGGCTATACTCAATCCCACGTGAGGGAAGATTTTCGCATCGTAAGGTCCGTCACCCATGAATACTGTTTCGTTGGGATCACCTTTTGATAATACCCAATCCAGTCTGTCTGCTTCTTTTACCATCGTAACAGGAAACTTCATATGAGTTGTGATACGATTGTAGGTGATAGGCCAGCCATTTTCATCAGCACTAACAAACTCTATTTCAACGTGCTTACGTAGGAGTTTTAGTCCGTCGTGATCGTAGTTACCAAAGGCCTTGAATGGTTTCCCATCATGACCCCAATAGAGCATGCCATCATTTAGTACCCCATCTACATCCATGATAAATCGTTTATACATTAGTTCAATACCTTGCTAAAGTGATATTGAGCAAGTGCTACTAAGAACTTGTCAAACGGTGCTTCATGTAATGGGCTCATGTTCAAGTAGATGATTGGCACTAAGGTTTTTACTTTACGCCAATCAAGTCCTTTTGATTGGACCCAACGCTGTAGAATTTCTTCATATATTTGAACGTCTTTAACACTTGGTATTTCAAGTGTAACATAGTCATTACGTTCTTTATAGTTATAGTGTTCGTGTTTGATATCTTTATAGCTAAGATGTAGACCTCCTAACATCTTAGCCAAGTCATAGTATTGATCACCATATAATGCGCCACCAAAATCAGTGCGCCAATCAATAGCAGTAAAACGATCTAAAGGTTTATCTGACAAGCTCATTACATCCAGACTGCCAATATATTGTGCTCGGTCATAGATAGTATTATCAAAGTGTAGATCACCGTGGATAAACTTCCAGGAAGTTTCTGTGCATAACCAAGTAAAGTCAATCTTTTCCAAGTATTGATCAATGCTTAGGACTTCTTTGCCATTGACCACACACGGCTCTGACCAATCAGCATATTTCACACGGAACTGTTCAACACGTTCCATGGTCTTTTTATAGTAGAAATTATGACAGATGTTTAGATGATTGATATCACTGTTTTCTTCTGGCGGTGCGTCTTTCCACAGTGTGTTTTCACACCAGTTAAGCATCTTTTCAAACACTTCTGGTGTGTATTGATTGTAGACGATATCACCTTTGGCGAAGTCATGTATCAAGAACTGGCCAGAACGTTCTACATTTGTTGGCATAGCTTCTGGATTACATTCAGCACGTTTCACACGCATTTCTGCCTGCTTAGGATCTGTCCAGAACTTGATGATCTTGCCGTTGTCATTGTAGAATAATTCGTTAGGTTTAGGGAAACTCACATCTGTAAACTCACTTGATAGTTCTTCCCATTTTTCATAAGTGCCAAAGTCTTTCCACCCGCGGATAGTGTGTGCCTGTAGATCTAAGCCTTTAAATCCTTCATAGGTTTCTTTAGCATGGCGGGCCTGTAGATTGTGTAGATATTCATCATCTTTAACATACATCATGCCTACGAATGCATCCACAGCAGTCTTGCTAGATTTTTTATTATGAACTGAGATAATATCATTACCTTCACGTTCAATCCAGCAGTAGTCCTGTGCTATATCGCTGTCAACTGGGTGAACAGCGATCCAATTGTGATCAAGTTTATCTTCAAATTTGAAATCAAATAGGGTATCACAGGCTAACCACATGAATCCACCACGTATGTATTTGCTACACATCTGTATGCTGGTAGCGGGTCCTGTGTCACCTTCTGCATAGTTAGGAATATCAACAAATACCACGTCTTTGTCCTGATGGACAACACTGACATAGTCTTTGATCAACTGTCCCATGTGTCCACAGGCAATGACGAATCTGGTAGTGTCATCAAACTTTTCAATGATGTGGCTGATCAAAGGTTTATTATCGTAAGGGATTAGGGCCTTAGGCACCATACGGCTAAATGGTCCCATGCGTCGACCATACCCTGCGGCTAAGATTAATACTGTGAGTTTAGTGTTGTTCATGTTCTGCCGCTATCCTTCCGTGTCCTCTATTTGCTGAATCTTCAAGGCGTATCACGTCATCTAATTGAGTAGTGCTTGCTTCTGTGTAATGTAAATCATCATACGCGACCATACGGTGTATAGTGCAGGGTGGTGTGTGGAATACAGCGCCTGGTGCTAATTCTTGTGTGATTAATTCACTTTTAATCTTGTCGATTTCTTCTGGTGAGTATCCACCTGCTAAGAAACGTTCGCAATCAAAAGGCTCAGGATGATAAATCAACGCACCATTGCCAACATGTAAATGGATACTTTCTGATTTAAATTGGTGAACTTGTAGGCTGGTTACGAACCCAGCTTTGAGTATAAGTTCTTTTAGAGCAAAAGGGTAAACATCAGATCCTGGCATTAGCCAAGTTTCTGTTCCCCAAGGTTTATGAACTACGTGGCAGTTCTCGATTCGATGGAATTCTACAGTCATCATTGACCCCTAGTTGATAATACATTTTACAATATTTATCGACCAAGGTCAACGGCTATAAAATTATTTTGATTAACAGCAGTCGCTAAAACTATCAATCCAGCGTTTTGTGCAGGCCTTGTCATCATCTGCGCAAGGTGTTTCTGCTTGTGGTTGGATTGGTTTAGCAGGGATACTTGCGACCATAGCTTCGTGTGCTAAGTCGGATAAGTTGTCTTGCTTTTCCATTTTACTTCCTTTCGCCTTTTGGGCATAGTTAAAAAAATATAGCCATTGTGTAGCTATACCATTATTTATGTGTTAAGGTAGTTTAGGTGCACCTAATGTGTCTAAAAGTGAATCTACTGCTGAATACCAATGTTCAGCAATATTAACTCCGTAGAACACTAACCCGCGGGCAGTTTCACTGAACCCGCTTAGAATTATAATTACCATTATGACCCAAAATATAGTCCAAACGCTGACTTTGGTGTCAACTCCGTCATGGAATAATGGACGGTCTGCACCGTTGTTATACCATCTGTTTTGATGCAGTTCATTCAGCTGGCGTGGGGTGCTGGTATCATGATTTGGGTTACCGTAAGGTCCCCAATTTGGGTCTTGGAATCTATCACTCATGCATGTATTATACACGAGTGATAGAAAAAAGTCAAGTTATTTCTCTCGTTTGTAGAACACATGGTTACCAATTTTAGTAGCAACCTTGTGTGGCCAGCGTGGATTTACTTCTATGTCTGCGGCGTGGAACCACATGACGTTTTGATCAATCTTAGCTACCTTTTCACCGTCGACTAAGACTTTCTTAGCGGCAATGTAGCTGGGATTGTTTTTACTGATAATTTTATTTTTGTTTATTCGGCTGTCACACATCCACGAAAATTGACAGACCTTGTCACCTTCGATGGTTGTTGACTGAGACACTACCGCACATAAGTCATTTGGAAACAAGCCGCTACGGGCACGATTTACAGTAACCTGTGCCACTGCCATCTGTCCTGCCATGGGTTCACTGCCTGCTTCATAAAATACATTACGAGCCAAGCAGGCAAGTTGTCGTGAAACTTTAGCCTCTTGTTGTTTGACTATCTTAAAGCCAAAATCTCTATCTTCGCTACCCATCGCTGTGGGCATCGTCGTTAGTGCTATAACCGTTGTGGACATTATTGTCCAGGTCAGTATTTTTTTGAAACGTGAGATCACGCTCATATCTTTCCCTCCTGTTAGTATTTGTCTTAAGGCGATTACCTTAGATTGAATTAACGCCTGTAGCGGCGTTGCGATCGATAAAGAATTGGCATGGTTTAGTTATGCCTTCTTTCATATGGACTAGATCATAGTCGTTAAATTCTGCGTTGTTAACATGTACGCTTGATGTGTGTCTATGACAACTTTCTCTCACTGTGCAATATCTCCCTGCGCAATAGTATCTTGATTCGGTTTGGTTATTACTCATTCTAAATCCTCCGAACGTAGTATTATGTAGTCACGAGAATCCAGAGTTTTATACGTATAAAACTAACCAAAATATAGGATAACTATTCTAAATTTAAAATGCCTTGATTTTGGCCTAAGAATTTGTGGCGATAAAAGTTCCAAATATCGTATAATTCGTCTGAACTGTAACGATTTACGGCGACTTTTAAGTCACTAAGTGCCATGATATCATCAGCATAGGGTTGATACTTCATAGCCAATGTATCAGGCGAATGTTTGAATCCCACTGCACTCAATCCTTCAAGTTCAATGAATGTAGGTATCAGTCTTTCGATTAAGAATGTAAAATTTGGCAATGACTTGTCATGTGCATAGTTGCTACCTCCAGCACCAAATACTTCTTGTTTGAATAGGGGATCAGCCTCTGCTTCTGTGAACAACTTGCGACTAAATTCCATAAACTTAGTCCAGAACTTGCGACTACCAACTACATAGTTAGCAAACACTGTGGTGTTACGATCCAACAGCATCAGTCTCACATCAACATCACCATATCCAACTTTCTTAAGGAATTTATTTCCAATCGCTGAGATGTTAGGATGATGGAAATCTCCTTGCTCCCATGAGTTAGCAAATAAGGCTTCATTTAATATGCAGGGATTAAGTAAGTAAACATCCTGTCCAGGATAGGCGTTAATAAAATCGTATACCTGTTGTCCTGTGAGATTGGTTTTCTCTTTGAACTTCCAGCTGACAAATCCCCAATATTCAAGATCACTAGCCATCAACTGATCATACTCACGATCCCATACGTCCCACTCACGAAGTTCCGGGCGTGGGTTAGCTGTGTTATCTAAAGGCACAAAGTGTGGGTCACAATAGACTATCAGTTCTGGCTTAAAGTAAATTTGGAAAATTTTCATGTTTGGTAACATAGTATTCAGTCTCATGTTGTAGATTTCTTGAGCGTGGAATAAATTCATGTTCTAATCTATACTCAAGTGTTTCTTTATTAGTGATGTGATGGAATCCCCAGTTGCGTTGACGATCGACTAAGGGAATCTGTGTTTGTATCTGTAGTTTACGTGCTAATGATTGTTCATTAAATGGGCACCACCCATAATAGAATATTACAAGTTCTTTGGTGTTATATTCTTCATAATGGCGCCCAGGTATCGGATACTGAACAGGCATATTATGCAGACTGCGAGCACGGCGTTCACGGAAGTTGCTGGTTTCTCTTGCAGTAACATAACTACCTTCGAAACTAAACCCATCTGTTTTTTGTTTATACAAAGGAATATTTGTATCCACAGGGCGTTGTCGGTCACAGTCAACATAGAACATGCTGGGTAATAACAGTTGTTGATTGGGTTGGTCATCCATTAGGCTATAGTCACCGATCATCAGCTCTGTAACATTAAGACAAATGCGCCATCCTTCAATATTTTGTTCTAATCGCATGACTTCATAGTCAATCATGTCTGCTTGGAAGTTGGGATTATCGCTGACTACTATATCCCACGTAGGGCATAGATCTCTGATGATTTCAGCCGAACGATCAGTTGAATGATAATCAATCATCACACCATGATCAAATATCTGCTTGTGGTGATTGAGAAACCATGGCAACATGTATTCCTCATTATAGAAATGACAGAGTATGGTTTTCTTCATTATTCTATACTGATAGTTGGAAAGTATCTGATGAATACATCTGTTTCAACATCACGATTGCTTTTGATTTTCTTGCGGATTTCACTAAAGAAATTCCAAGCTAATGGAACAAATGCTACCTTGCTGTTTTGATGTTGCTCTAAGATGCTGATTGGCACGACTGGTGTGCTCATACCAGGTGAGTATAATCCCTGTTTAAGTGGATTATCATCTATGATATAATCTAAATGTATCTCACCAAAGTTTAGTAAAGTGTTGCCTTTGGCAGCCGCACCATAACCTACGATTAAATAATCCAACATGCGATAGTGCATGATTGTTTCTTTAAGATCTTCTACGATAGTAGCACAATGATCAGCATAGGCAAGATATGTATTCATATCTTGTAACCCTGCACGGCGCTCTTCATCTAAGACCTGTTGCAGATTTCCGTCGTGTGGTTGTTTACGGAATACAAACACATAGCTGTTACCATGGATAGGTGTTTTGTTTACTCCTGTTAGATATAAGCCAGCACGCTTAGCCAATTCGTTCATTGAGTTAGCGTTAAAGAAACTCAAATGTTCGTGATAGATAGTATCGAACTCATTGTTCTTAATCATATCAGCTTGACTGGTCTGTATAAACAACACAGTGTTGTCATGCATGATCTCTTTACACTGTTTCAAAAACTCTAATGGATAGCTGTTGTGTGCGAATACGTTCTGGGCATTGATGATATCTAAATTCTTATTCTTGTAGTGGTAGGTATATTTGTCTGTAAAGTAATCACAGATCACTTCATGTTCTTGTGAACTGATAGGATGTAGATTTTCAGCAGGGTCGATACCGTAGGTCTTTAGTCCTAATTTTTTCCAACTGTTTAACTGTGTGCCGTCGTTGCAGGCGATATCCAATACTGCTTTAGGCGTTTCATCAAAATGTTCAAATGAATAACTGGCGAACCAATCAAAGTAGTCTTTAAGTGTTTGGCTTGTGCCGCTAACATATAGATAGTTTTTAAATAATAAGTCCGGATTTACTGCATGGCTCAACTGTAGGTGCGTGCAATCTTCACAGATATTTAGGCGCAACGGAAAATACGGTTCTTCTTCTTCCATTGTTTTCTTAAAACTATTTGCTAATGGCTGTTCATTTAAATCTAAGACTAATTTTAGTCTTTCACTGCCACAGCAAAGGCACTCATTTAATTGTTTGGCGTCTTCCATAATAGTCATCTCGTTCCCAATTATAAATTATATATTTGTCTCTCCATTGCGGAGTAGCTTGTTCATATTTTTCTAATAAGCTATCTACTATTGTAGCAGGTGTTTCCTTAAACGTAAAGTCGAATGTTTGTTCAAATAAAGTCGTATCAATAGCAAAGTCATAGGCATTAGCAGTTACGCCCTTGTCAATAATATTGATGCCTAACTTATCACTTATTCCTTTGGCAATATCACCTACGGTTGCGTTGAAACTCGCTAAGTTGTAAATACCTGGTATTGGTCGTTCTATGCAACGTAGGATGGCACGGCATAGATCTTCAATGCCTAACATAGCACGGCTAATCTGCCGATTCATTACCTGTATGCCTGTGCCGTTCTGCACACTGTGATACATGCTGTTGATCATCACATCAACACGTAGGTTAGGTGCCCACCCGTTGACTGTTCCAAAACGTAGACCTATCACTCGCTTACCTTGTAAGTTAGCTATGATTGCCTGTTGATCTAATGCATATTTGGTCACATCATAGTTGTTGACAGGAGTAAAGTGTGTGTTGGTTTCTTTGTGTCGCTCGCCCGGTTTACTGTTGCCATATACGCTGGCTGAACTGGCATAGATAATCAGCTGGTCGGTAGTCTTGTCTAATAGATCTGTGAAGTTAGTTACATTGTTTAACCAAGGCCCAGGTAGCGCACCATTGCAACTTGGCACACTCGAATGTCCTGCTAAGACTATGATAACTTCAAACTCACTTAGTTCTTGTTCTGTAAGTTTATGATAATCACGTCGGTCGCTGGTTTCATCGTAAGCATGCCAACAGATATCGTTTGACTTTACGAAATGATGATCACGCAGGACCTGTCTAAGCCTACTACCAATATAGCCGTTTCCGCCTAAGATCAATACCTTTTTCATTAGTCAATGATCATCATACCATTTGGCGCAATATTACCCATTAGGCCCACTGTATCAAGTTCAACTAATTTGTCTTTAGGAATGAACTTGCTCATAGCATGTTCGTTGTCGATATATTTGCCGTTATTAAAAAGATTTACCATAGTTTCAATGATATTTTTATACAACTGCATAGTTTCTAATAATAAATTAGGCGTAAATGACCATAAACGTGTTTGGAGCAACGTCGTTACTCCGGTATCTTGGGGATTAATCCAACTTGGCTGTGCTTTCTTAAACACATATTTGTCTCGAGTAGCATCATTACTGAATTTTGTAATATCAAATTTATCAGTTACCTGATAACGACCGCTAAGTTTAAAAATACGATCTGCATCTTTGATCTCATTTTTCATAGCTTCGTCATTAGCAATAAATGTCAAAGCCTTCATCATGCCCAATGCTTCCATGGCATTCTTACCAATATCATAATTAGTAACATTGTTATGGAAATATTTCATGTCATTGTCGTCACTGTTATCGATGTAGTAATCGACAGTGTCGATCAGTTCATTGATTTCTGCGCTGTCATCATTCTGCACATCAACTTTGCTGTTGTCTACAAGAATAACTACTGCGCCAGGGATATATTTCTTAGCACTCTTAGCTGTTTCTAATGTCTGCTGGATACGAGTTTTGGGATCATAGATACCATAGTTAGTGTATAGAGCTGAGGTTAGTAATACAATATTTTTCATAGGGTTCCTTTTAGCAACGCAACCAACGTTCGTTAGCCAGCGTCCAATTTACAACTTCACCAATACGTTCTGTTAGGCTAACACGAGGTTCCCAACCTAAACTGCGCATGTAGTCACCGCTTAGAGCATAACGTAGGTCATGTCCTGGGCGTGAGCTATGGAAGTCCACCATTTCGTACTTCAATTCTTTTCCTTGCGCATCAGCGATAATCTGTGCTAATTGTAGATTATTGATTTCTTCTTTGCCCACCAAATTAAACTTAGGACATTTAGCGCCACCGTAGTCTTCTGCTAATGTAGTATGATCTAATCCAAGTAAGAAATGCATAGCATCTGCTACGTCAGCCGCATGGATGTAATAGCGACTACCTGGAATAGTTCTTGTAGCATCACTGTGGATAGTGATAGTGTCGCCATCATTTACCTTGCGGATACACATTGGAATGTATTTCTCTGGATGCTGTCTTTGTCCAAAAATGTTCATGGTGTGTGTAATATAGATAGGCATCTTGTAGGTATTTTCAAACGCTACAGCAAGTTCTTCGCCGCCAGCTTTGGTCGCTGAATACGGATTTGAACTGTTATAACGATCACGCTCACCGTAGTTAATACCATTTGGTGCTGGGCCAAATACTTCATCTGTTGAGAAGTAGATGAAACGTTCTAAATTTGGCAGTTGACGAGCATACTCTAAGATATGTCCTGTGCCAACTACGTTATCCCAAACAAACTCCATTGGGAACTCAATACTGCGATCAACGTGTGATCCTGCGGCCAAGTGTAGAACATAATTAACATCACCAATGTCTCGCTTGACCATTGGGTTAAGTTCTGCTTTGAGATCATGGAATACTACCTTGACTCGCTTTTTATTTTCAGCGTCAAACTCATTCATCATGTCTGATAAACGATTTAAGTTGCCACTAAAGTCTAGGCGGTCAAGACTGACGATATTCCAGTCTGTGTTTTTTAATAAATGATGAATAACGTGATGTGCTACAAAGCCTGCACCACCAGTCACCAGGACGGTTTTTGACATTGATTTCTCCAGTTTTCGTTGAATTTACTGCTTTAAACTATTTATTTTAGCTAAAATCAAGGCAAAAATTATGCTTCTTGGCGATCTGCTACTGTGCGTGCTACTTTGGTTTCGACGTATTCTTTGATAAAACGTATAGCTTTACGGCTACTATCAAATACATACTCACTGGTTTCATCTTCCTGTGTTAGGATCACTACAAATCCATTGGTTACCTTACGAATTTCAATTGAATCAAACATGTTTAAATTTCCTTATATAAGTTATGATACGAGTGTTAACTCTAATATAGTAACATCATTAGAAACACATGTCAAGAAAAAAGGCTACCGAAATAGCCTTTTCGCTTGGTAGTTATCCTACCGGAAGATCGAAGCCTTGGACGTCTCCAAGTTTCAGCTGTAACTCCAGCTTACCCAGTTGCACTTCCCCTAAAGGAAGGAGAGCGTGTGGCCGATACTGTTTTTAGCTTACTATCCGTTCTTAGAAGAATAAGATAGCACCTGCTGAGTATGTATCGCTCTTATTAGACGCACCTGAGTGTGCTTCTGACTCTACGCGATTGTATTCAGCTACTAAGTTTAAATGCTTAGTTAGTGGGTGGTATGCACCAACA